GATAACATTGTTGCGGTTGGGGTTTCAGTATATCCCGGATAATCTCTAATTCGTAATCGTTGAACACGTCCGCCGCCCGGACAATATCAACACGTTTTGCAACGGCGATTGTATCGGCAAAATATTGTTTTTGCCGTGGGTTCAAATCTAACCGCATAAACGCCCGCATTTCCTCAATAATAACGCTTTCCATAATCAGCCCTTTGTAAATCCCTTAAATGCCACATGGTAAACGTCGTATTGTTTCCCGGTAACATAGAACTCAATCATACGTTCCGGGTTCCCGGCGTCGTTTATCGCAATGGTTGGGTATGGTTCCCCCGGCAATTGGTTATAATCGCTTTCAATGTCCCGCAATCCCTCCGGGAAATCCGAACGGTCGGCGGAAAAATACCGGGTTAAACTCTCTTTTATTCGGTTCAACATTTCGTCGCCGTGCGGCTCAAAATACGCTTTTATCTTATCTTGTTTTCTTAATGCAAATCGCATGGTTTCCAAATATTTTTTTGAAACGTCCACGACCTTTGCGCACGTTTCCGGGTTAAACATTCCTATATGCGTGTATTCCGTTGGTAATCCCAATTGCTCGGATAACCATTTGTAAGCCTCGGAACGCTTCATTAATTTACGCTTATATATTTCGTCAAAATATCGGTGCGCCTCAATCTTACATCGGCGTAACTCGGCGTTTGCTAATCGACCCTTTGCCCGGTCGGTTCCCGCATGAACGCCAACATACGCCCGGCATTTAGGGCAATAGTAAATCATTCCGTAATCAATGCCGTAAACCTCAATACTATTTTTGTACTCGGTTTGAATATGGCAATACGGGCAAATCTTACCTTTCAATATTTCCCGTTGTTCCTCTGTTAATATCATTTTTGCCCTCCTTAATCACTTTGCAAAACTTATAATATTGGTCGTGTCGGCTCTCAACTTGACAAAGCAACCCAATATCGTTGCCGTCTAATAATAGGTTTAACACATCGCCGGGATTGTGCCGGGTATAAAGCAAAAATAACCCGCCGTTTGCATTTTGGATTATCTTATACATTGCTTGACTTAATCGGTAACGTTTCGTTTTATTCATCGCTCTAAATGATTATGCCGGGGGATTGCGCCCCCGGCTTGGTTCTACAAAAATTTAATTCCACATTTTCCAACGGCGGGGTCCAATATCCCGTAAAATTCCCCGGAATGTCCCAACGGCGCAAAGCCACCATTGCGAAAACGGAATGTTCCCCGGTCGCTAAATTCCAACACAAAATAATCGTCCTTTGCGTCGTAATCAATCCGGGCAACTTTTGTTGTATGGCTTTTACCTTTGTGCCACACCTCAACAGAACGCCCAACCGCCGACAAATATAAATCAACGCCTTTTTCAATCTCGGCGTCCGTTTTTGCCATCGCCCCGGCATAATCGCCGTTAAACATTTCGTTCATTTTCTCCAAAGCCTCGGCGGGGAATGTTGATAAATCAATTTTCAATGCCGCCTTTTCCATTATTTCCGCTTTTGTAATCATATCGTTTTGAGTTGTGCCGGGGGACAATCCCCCGGCGGGTTATTACTTGTTTGAATAGGGGTTGTTGTTTCGGTAATTCGTCCAATCTTTGTGCGTCCGATAACGGATAACGTGGCGGTCAACTCCGGGAACATCGCCGACGATTGCCGTATTGGTGTGTTCTCTCATGTACTTTGCAATTTCGCCATCAAATCCCAATTCTTTGAATTGTTCCGGGGTATAAACCACGACGACGGGTTTAAAATGTTCGTCCCGTGCTTTCCGGCATTCGGTTAATGTAGGCTTTACACACGTGAACAATTCGCCGTCCTCGCTACGATAATCGTATTGTATTAACTTGGTTCTTTTACGTCTAACCATCGTATAAAACGTTTCGTAATTCTCGGTTCCTTTGGGGCATTGGCTTACGCCGTTTAAATCTGTTTTCATTTCTTGGAAATTTATTTATTACCCGGGAAACGCCGGGTCGTTGTTTTACTGATAATAGAAAGTGATTTTAACGCCTCGGCGCAATTTGCAAACGGGACGGGTAAATTATCCACTTTGAAATAAAATGCCCGGAAACGGTCTAAAAATGGCTCAATAGAAAAAGGGGTTGCAACGACTTGTTACAACCCCCGGTTTATTACTTTTCTATGGTTACGAACTCAACCCCCAATATTCGGGTTGCCGGGTTCTTGCTTACAACATCAATTTGCCGATTTTTGATTTTCTTTGTTTTCCATAAAAAACCTAACCAACGTTTGTATTGCACCGTTTCGACAATCAACAGACTATCCCGGTTTATATGCGTCCCGGTAAATTGTCCGTCCGGCGTGGCGCATCCGTGCAACTCAAAATACGGTTCGACAATATCGACGCATCGTAAAACGGTCGTAACCGTATCGCCGGGCAAATATACAACACTATCCCGGACGGTTGCCCGTAATTCGTTTATCGTTTCCATTTGTGCGGTCGTAACCCTTTGCAAATCCCGGTTCTTTGTCTGCAACGATTTGATTAACGCCGCATCGTCCGCCCGGTATTTTTTGTATTCGGATAATTTCAACTCCAAATTCCCAACCTTTGCGGCGTTCAAACTATCCTTTGTTTGATACGTGCGGACGTCCTGCAACAACGTTTCGGTATTGCTCCGGTATTTGTCCCGTTCGACGGTCAAATTATTAATGCGCTTTTGTTGGAACCAAAAGGCGGCGGCAACCGCCATAATGATTGCCGCCAATATTATATACTTTTTCATACTCAAACATTGTTATATTCAATTGCCGCATTAAAACACGGGCATTCTTTGATATACTCCCACGGCTCAATAATGCCGTCGCCGTTCAAATCCGGGGAATAATCCCGGTGTCCCTTAATCGTTGCGTCCGGGAACATAACGACTAAACGCATAAGCAACCACAATAACGCCTCCTTTTGTTCCGGCGTCCGTGTGTCGGATGCTTTGCCGTTGGCATCCAATCCCCCAACGTAACAAATGCCAATAGACCGGGAATTTTGCCCGGAAACGTGCGCCCCAATCTCGGAAAGATAACGCCCCGTTTCAATTGTCCCGTCCGGCAATACAACAAAATGATAACCGCAAATTCGCCCGCTTTGGGGTTGCTTCTTAAATCCCCGTTCTTTGTGCCAACCGTCAATAACATCAACGTTGACTTTTGCGCCCGGCTTGGTTGCGGTGCAATGTACAATCAAATCCGTAATTGTCCGGGTCGTTTTTTGCCCCTCCAAATACTTTAAAATCTCTGTTTGGTTCATTGTTCGTCCTCCTTTTCTTTATCGTTAATAATATCACTATCGTATTCCCGTTGGTATCTCTTAATTATCGGTTGCCAATATCTCGGCAATACCCGTGTAAACTCCAACCGGATAACGTGGTAAATAATACGCAACGCAACCTTTGTGGGATATGCTTTAATAAGGTTGCGGAAGGCGTTTTGCAAATACACATACATAAAAACATAAGTAAGCGATTTAACAACGATAATTGATGCTTTTTCGTCGCCGCAATTTTTCATAATGATAAAAATCGTCTCCACAATAAACAGATACAAAATCAATTCGCACAATGCGTTTTTAAACTTTCGGAACGAAAAGTTTTTGCATCTAACTATTGAAACGCCGTCAGCTCTCATTCCTGCCCAAATGTTGAATGAAAACATCATTACTAAGGAAAACACAAATCCTTTTGTGGGTGTAAAATAACCTAATATTGGCGAAAATGAAGTAACCAATATTATTCGCATGTTTTCAAAATTAAATTTTTCCATATTATATTGGCATATTTAAAACTTCACTATCATATATGTATCCTTTCATTATATTCTGTGCGTAATATCTTGCTAAGAGCAAACGCCCTCTATTATTTGGATGCAATCCATCTTCAAGATATTTACCATTCGATTGATGGTTTTCAAATAATAATGATATTCCCGCATCTGATAAATTTATAGGATTTGAACACCCTGCATATTTCCCCATCTTAATGATTGCATCTCTTATTGTATCAACTATTTCAGCCGTATAATATGTTGAATATAACGGCGTTGCAAGAAATATTCGCGCATCGGGTGCTAATATTTTAAGACTTTCAACCGCCCATCTTATTGATGAAAATAAATATTGTCTTTTTTGTTCATTCCAAGTTTGTGAGATTATGGAATTGAAATCTCCAACACCCGATTCTCCGACTTGCGTCGCATCGTTAATTCCACATGCTATTATAATTATATTTGGAATTTCTATTTCTTCGGTTCCTAATCCCTTATCGCTTGGAATTGTAAATGTCTCGCCTGTTTTTGGGTGCGTAAATGATATTATTTCACCTTTTGGAGTTATTTTTTGAGCGAATCTTAAGACTTGATTAAATATAACGTTATTTTTCGTATCTCCACTACCATCATCAAAATTGCCTGATAAATCAATTTCTGTCACATCAATTCCATCTCTATAATAGTCGTTCCAATGTGCTCCAGCAACTGCAAGGTTTGTTAGCTTTTCAGCATTAACTAATCTTGCAAATAAATTAGTCCATGAATAATTTTCTGCTGTAATACTATCGCCTAATATAAGATATTTTAAAGACGGGATAAAGTTAAAAAACTGCTTTAAATTACCAAAGGTATATTGGTTTATGTACTCCAATTGGTATTCAGTAGAATACCAAGAATAATTATCATTAGCAATTTCCCAATATGAATCAGGATTGTTGGGGTGATGATACATTACTTTGTTTAATTTATTACCAACATTGCTTGTATATCTATACGCAGTCAATAAACCTTTAGTATTTAATATTGCCAATGTTTGACCGTTCCGCAAAATAACAGAATTAGGTAAATCTATATACATTAAATTTCCCTTTATATTACCTCCATTTTCATAGGGGATTTTATTTTTATCTATGCTAATCGTGTATAATAGGGTATTTGCCGCATAAAAATCAGCATTTGTTTTTGGCACACCTTTACACAAATATACTCTAAATTCATATAATTGTGTATTATCTGCCTTTGACATTTTAAAATTAAACCATATACGATTGAACTTGATGTTTTGTTCTGTTATGTAAAAACCAAAGTTCAATGCCCCTTGATACCCCCCAGCTCTTTCATCTCCGGAAAAATCAACTGATTCTTTTAATATACTATCATTAAACCTTATAATGTTACTATCTGCCTTTAATTGTTGATGGGACACCGCATTATTGGGGGATTTACCTAATTCGACAAATGTTGCTAATAATGACTGCCCCATAATTTCATTAATGCTATTACCATTTATATTTACGAATGAATTTTCAGGTATTCCATTATTATAATACGTTTTAGCAATCTTTATTTGTTTATAGTCTATATCGCCACTATAAGGCGTTTTTACCATAACTCTAATATACTTTACATTTGCAGTTCTTCTTGGACGTCCTATAAAATGCGGTCTTGGGTCTATATCATCAAAATGCAATATGTTTTGTTCTTCTGTATTTATTGCAATATAGTTTTCATCATACTGATACCATATATAACTATTTACTGATGGTGGCAATCCTAATAATCCAGCATAATAAACGTATAATTGTCCCATATTTATAGGCATATCTTCGACATTAATATAACCGCTTGTTGAATAATCTGCATCTTTAATCAATCTTCCATCAAACGGCTCATCTGATGTTATAACCGGCAATCTAAATCCTATATTGACTTGATACGGATTAAACCTATTATAGTCCTCTGAATCAATAAATTTAACATTATATTGCAATATAATCTTATATGCCCATTGATTATTATTAATATATATTACAGATATGCCATTTGGTAATATAATATTGTCAAAATTAATATATCTCCCCTCAATTGTAGCTAAATAAAAAATATTTTGGTCTGGCGTTCCCGGTATTGTTGTAGGTGTTGCAATTCCTACAAATGTTGCATTAGCTCCAACTATGTTAATAATTGAAAGCAACGTGTTTTGTAGAACTTGCCCAGTAATTTCTTGGTTCCCGTTTGTTTTTATAACATCGGAAACCGCTTGTTTAAGTTCGTCATAATTTCCCATAATCTAATTAATTTAATTGTTGTTAAAATCATTATTGAAATCTCCGTTAAAATCTCCTTTGTTTTTTATTATATAGCCACGTCCGATTTTTTTAACAACGGTTGCGCATTCAAATTCGCATTCAACTGATGCTAAATTGCCCTGCGTTTGCCATTTAGGAGTAATCAAAAACGTGTCGCAATCGTATTTCCTACCTTGACTATATACCGTAACAAAATCACTCATTCGGATTAATCGCATTACGTCGCAAAGGTATTCGGGGGCTAAAAAGATAAACCGAAACGTTTTTTCCGATATTTGTTTTTCCGGGAAAAAATACCCGTCCCGTTCTTCGCCCTCTTCCTCAAACTTGTATTCCGGCTTTCCCAACTCCGAACATACGTAAACCCGGTTTTTGAATTGCATGCCCTCATAAACGATTTGTCCGCCGTCAACTTCCATATTGGCGGCGTCACTCCATTCAACACACAAATAACCGTCCATTCCGCCGGAAATCCATGTAAACACATCGGAATAATACCATTGTACGCCATCATATATCTCAATCATATAACGCCCCTCTGGGAAATCTAAAGCCATCGGCAACAATCCGGAATAAACAATAACATCATACCCGTAATTTTGGAACCGGACAATTTGCAATCCGGTTTCCAACATCGGCGTTGTTATGTCTGCCAATATGCGGGTAAATTTATAATCGTACAACCGAACCGATACAATGTTATTTGAACGGGTCGGACGTATGATTTGAAACGGCAATAGTTTATTGATAGGCGTAAACAACGGGTAAACGTCGCCATACGCATACGATTTTTTATAATCTTGGTATTGCACGCCCTCGTAAAACGGCAATACGGACAAATTATTATTCGGTGTCATATTTCAAAGTTGTTTTAATAGAACGACTGCACAAATTTACGCTTAATTTATCAACTTGACCGTTACCCAAATATGTTTTTATTAGCTGCATCGGGTTTGGGTCATCGTTTGCCGGGAAACTAAACGTTTGTTTCTTCTTTCTCTCAATGCCACGGGCGTAAACCTCGGAACCGTTTATTGATACACGACGGGCGGGTAAATCATATAACCAATACTGAGATTGCAGATTAATAAACGCCAAATATCCGTTTTGCAAAAAGTATTCGACGCCGTTTATTGTTTGGCGGGTAAATGGCAATATCCATTGCGACCCGGACGTTGGCGGAACGGCGGCAAACAAGGCGAACCCGTCGGAACTCATGTTGCCGGGGTTTAATAACATCATATCAATATCGGACGTGAAATTTGATATATTAATTTCCTCAACCTTTCCGGGCGTTACATACTTGCTAATTACTTGTATCGGCAATCCCTCAAAAGCCGCCGTAACGTCGTCCATCCATTCAAATTGGTAACGTTCCGGCAAATCGACCTTATCAAACGAATATTCCGACGTATTGAACGCCCACGGTTTCCCGTTGCGCAAATTCAATTCCTTTGTCAAATCGTGGCTTAATATAGCCCCGCCGGAATAGGAACCGCCATTGCGGAAATATTGGATATGTTCGATTTTAAATTTGCCGTCCTCAATAAACCAATAGCATTTGAAACAATCCCGTAACATATTGGTAAATTGTTGTAAGGTCGTCGGGGCTTTTTGTGCGGGTTGCTGATATTCCCCGTTTATAATATTGGTTTTCTGCGATACAAGCAAACGGAAATTCAACCCGGATATTGGATTGTTTCCGCTGTATAAAAATTGGCTATATTCCGCCGTTGCTGCGTGGGTAATACCGGGCGCAATCTGATTGAGCAAAACAGATATACAAGACGCAACCGGGAACGCATCCCGCAAAGTATATGCTTTTCGGGCTTTTTCCTCTAATATCCAATCCATCAAATAAAATCCAAACCATAACGACGCATAACGCCACGTTGACCGGGCGATTGGATAAAACGTTTGTCCGAAAATGGAATAGGGCGGCGCAAAATACTTTCCGTTGTCCGCTAATCCCCACTCGGTCGGGGTGTCTGAAAAGTTGTTTGAAATAAACGCCACGTCGATTGCGTAACCAATCGCACGCCTATAATTACGGTTATTATCAACTATATCATCGGCGGGCAATGGATATGTATTAAGGTCGTCGATTTTCTCCACGTCGCACAAATACCGGGCATATATATTATAACTTTTCATATCGGCGTGCATTGTTCTGGTTGCCCCGGAACCCTCAACGGCGGTTAAATCAAATTCCAACGTATCAAACGGTTCCTGCGTTACCTTTTGATAACGAAACATTACCGTATCGTCGGATTGTTTCCGTATTTCAGCTACAGCAATACCAAACGGCAACCCCCCGTTCATTCGTTGTTGTGAAATATAGATATAATAATTAACATTCAATTCCGGGTATAATTTCCCCTCGAATACGTCCGCACTTGCACCCGTCGCCATTCGTCCGGTATAAAGCCCGGATATTACCGCCGGGGAACCGTTGGACGTAATTTGTATTTCTTTCAATATATTGCACAAAGCAAAATGATAGGTTTGTACTAATGCGTTTTGGTCGGTCGTGGCGTTTGCGTCTTGCTCCCAATTCGTACCGCCCAAAAAACAAGAAACAACACTATCCCCCGGAACGTATATTTGAATTAATGGACGCTTGTTTATCGTTATCCGTTGGATTGTCGGGGCTAACGTTATTAAATTGTATTCCTTTTCCAATCCCGCCAACACGTCGTTATAATCGTCGATTGCGTCCGGTTGTACAACAACCTTTTTATCGTAATCCGTAAACGTACAATCGGTTTTCATAAACTTGCCTTGAAAGTATTGGAACCATGTACGCCCGCCGTCGTCGCTCTTTTCAATGCAATACAAAAATTCATTGTCGAACGATTGACGGTTTATATAGTCGTAATCATCCCGGACAAAGGTAATTTTGCCGGATAATTTGGCACGATAAAACCGTTGGTTGGTTTCTAATTCATACTCCTTCGCCAAATCGTCCTTATAAATCGGATGCACGGTTTGACCTTGTAAGACGTTCGGGGCGTCCAACGTTCCCAATCTCAACCATGCCGTCCCGTTTGCGTATTGTAATTTATGCACATTAAACCGGATATATGCGGCGTTGCTCGGTATGTCA